GTACGTCCGCTAACGCCTCCGCATCTGACATATACTCCTTACCAGTCTCTGTATTTGTTAATGTTACCTCACATTTAGGAGTTATTACTGGCACTCTTTTACCATTAATAGTCTCATATCTGACTGAGGCTTCTGTTTCAATAAACGGCATTATCTGTCCTCCCTGTTAATCTCTAATATAGATGCAATTACATCGGCTGCACCACTTGTTGCCTGAACCTTTAATATCTCACTTTCTAACATAATCAAGGGTTCTGTCAAAACCTGTTCTTTTTCATTGGCACTAAGGCTAACATTATTGTCAATAACAAAGGCTGTGCCTGACGCATTTGTTAATGTGACTTTTATCACCGCAGCACCTGCTGCGTCTTCCACAACTAAAAGAGATTTTACAATAGCACGTGAATTAGATGGCACTGTGTACAGAGTTGTAAGATCTGTATTAGTTAAACTTACCTTATCATTTTTATATATATTTGCCACTAGCCTAATCCTAACCAGGTAAATCTTTCCTGGTCCTCTTTCTGTTGTGTTAGATATGTAGAATTTAATTGTTCTATGATTGCAGTCAAAGCTCTGTTTATCTGTCTTTGGTTATCCTCACTATATTCTTTTTTAGGTTCTGGCAATCTTACTACTACTTTTGTCATTATCGTCTCCCATCTGGTTGTAGGTCAGCTTGAAACGTACCGAATCTCCACGATTCTGCTGCTCCTGTGTTTTCTATCTTTAACGCTGCATACCTGCCTCTGGCTCTGGTGTCAACTTTAGTTGTGCTAGAATTTACTGTAAACGGACTCAACGTTGTGTTGGTATTTGGATCCGCAGGATAATCAGCTATTGATATTGTTATTGTGGCATCACCCTGTAAAATTTTAAAATTAGGTAAAAATCTTCTCATCGCTAAAAAGTATTCTGCTGCACCCTGATCTGTCTGTAATGAAAAATCATATGATTGCACAAAAGATGTTAGAGCTGTAACACTACCATCTGGATTTACCTGATCGGTCCCCGATTCGTGTTCGAACAATACACTTTGACCTAATCCTGATTCTCCGATCACTGCAGGAAATGTGCCTGTATTAGAACTGTTGTATGCTGTGGCGTATGGTTTTGGATAGACCAGAGAGTCGATCCAACTTGTTCTTATGGAGTTTGTATTTGTACCTGTGTACCAGTTACCCATAGGCATAGGATTATTTGTTACACCATAATTATAAACAACATATCTATTATTAAAATCAGATCCTGAAGTTGGATACCACCATGTTACCTCTGTAAATAGGTTGTTGATACCTGCGTTTATCTGTTGACCTTTTGTTGTATCTGCATCATCATAGACAAAGTCTTCAACAGAACACGGCAATGTATTAACCGTACCATCAAAAGAGAAGAAACCATTTACACCCATCCAGTATGCAACACCATCGATCTCTATCGCTGCGTTCTTACCTATCAATCCACAGTTTGTGCCCACCTGCTCAAATCCAAAAGTAAAAGGAGCTCCGACAAACTTCATGGTATATAAAGCATTGTCGGTCCACACAAGAATATTTTCTTTTGCAACCAAGGCTCCCATAATTTTTGTGCCATCCTGTAGTCTTTGTGAACCAGCAGTGTTTGTTGCTAAAATATCATAATTATTTATATCCTCTTGTTCTGAAAATCTTATAAACATATCATCCTGTGTTGAGGCAGATCCTATTGTTGTCTCTGTACCAAAATGAATTAAGTGTCTTGTTGTTGGTGAAATAAGTGTAACCCTTGTAGCTGTTGGATTATTTGTTGTTTGAAAATCAGTTGTCGTTGTTGATGCTCTTGTTGATAATCTTGCAGCGATACCAGCGTTCCATGTAAAAGTTTTACCGTTTGCGATAGTCGCTACCAATACCTGACCAAAATTACTTAGAGACCAAAGACCTGGTTCGAGAACAGTTGTGTTTGCATCAACCGCGCTACCAAATCCACTAAACTCCGTTGCGTTTGTGACTGTTGCACCAGTGGAATGTGCCTGACCATTTGATGTTCCCAATGTTGCAGTTCCTGCTGCACCTCTTGTGATACCTAAAAAATTTGTAGCATTTGTTGATGTGTATGTAATTAATTCATTACCCACTGCAATAGTTCCAGAGCTAGGAAATCCAGTTGTGCTAGCAACAGTAACCGCGGTCCCCGATCCGCCGGTACCTGCTGTGTCTGCAAGAAGTCCACCATTCAAGGTCGTTGTCTGTGCTCCCTGCACAGTTCCTCCAAATTGACTGATACCAAAACCATATCCATAAGTCTGTGCTGCAGGACCCACTCTCTCGTATGGTTTTAAATCCACACTACCACCTGATGCGGCAGATCCAGAACTGGTAAAGGTTACAGTAAAAGTATTTGCTGTAGGAGTTGTTATAACTTGAAATAGTTTATCCTCAAAGTCTGATGCATTTAATCCTGTTCCTCCTGGTAGAGTTACAGAATCAAATAAAACTATATCACCCTCCTCTAGACCATGTGCAGAAGATGTTGTGATTGTTATTGTGGTTGTGCCATTAAAAGTAAATGTAGCCGATGAGATAGTAGATGCCAAAGGTGTTACATCAAATAATTGTCCCTCAAAGAATACAAGTAAAAATTTATCTGTGCCAATCGCAATATACCTGTTTCCCTCTGTATCAACAAAGGCATGTTGTTTTCTAACCACACCGACAATAGAATCAGATAATAAAGATTGCCAACCACCGACCTTTTCTGGTAATCCATATCTCCATCTAACATTATCAGAGTCAATCCAACGACCGATAGCGCCAACGCTAGTGTCCTGTTTATCAACTCCTGGTGCGAATTTGATTTGAGT